AGCAACAGCAGAAAAATAGTTTTCATTCCAATTGCCATTGATGTCTTTAGGTGCAATACGGGAAACACCCATATTAACATAATTTTTACGAGAGAACTCTTCACCAATAGCCATTGGGTTAGATAGTTCTAAAGATGTTTTACGTTGTGCACTTGAAGCATCCATAGCGTATTCACCAATGTTGCCTTCGAAAGCACCTTGGAATTTAATACCATTATGAACAACTGCTTTTTGACCTAAACGATAACGGTTACCTTTGATACCTTTACGTTCAGCAGATTTAACATAGTTATCAATGTTCTGTTCTGCTTTAGCAATTGATGATTCAATTAATTGTAAACGATTATCTATTTCTTTAATTTTATCGTTATATCTTTGTTTAGCAGCCTTTTGAGTTACTTTGTTTAAACTTTTAACGGTTTCTTTACGTGCAGCCAAAGCAACTCTTTTATCTGCTTGGAATAAACGTATTTCACCTTTTTGAACATCAATCATTTCTTGCCAGGTACCAATTACTCTTGGAACACCAGGTCCAGCCTTGGATACAACTAAACCTTTATCAGCGTTAATCATATCTAATTTATTTTTAACAGAGGCTAATCTGTTTCTAGTGAAGTTAGAAATACCTTCAACTGGTCTGGCATAGTTCATGAAACCATTCATGTAAGCCATAGCACGAAGACTACCTTCACCAACGTTACGTTGTGGGTAACCTAAACGCATAAGCGTTGCTGGTCTCCAGAATGAATCAAATAAAGTATAAGCAGAGTTCAATGCATCAGTTGTGTATGCATAACCCTTTTTGATTAAATTACCATGCTCATCAGCAATCTTTTGAAAAAGTCTGATATCAATCATTGGTAAAGCATCAGGAAGTTGGGAAGATACAAAAGGTACAAAAACTTTACGTCCCTCTTCGTCAAAGAAGAAGCCTTTTTCTCTAGCCATTGTTAAAGTACTATTACGTCTTCTAACAGTTTCTTGATAAATTACATCACCAAGGTTATTTAACTTATCTGCTGGAACGTCAGTAAAATCTCTCATTATTTTAGATTTAGTTCTTGCATCTAAAGTTTCATTGAATCCTTTAGCGATAACAATATCTGTTAAGGCTTTACGTTCAATAAGTTCAGCAATCTGTGCACGTTCAGCATCAGTTTTTGCAGCAACGTATTTATTTATGAATCTACGTTTTAATTCCTGTCCTGGCTTATTAGCCCAAGGTTTAACTTGGTCCATGAACGCAATAAGTTCATCAGAAGAACCAGTAGAATTAATACCTTTAGTTGTTATCCAACCAGATGGGCGTTGACGACCACCCCAAGTCATTACACGCATAATGCCATGAAATGGTGTTAATTGGAAATCGTCAGCAATCCAACCAAGACCTCTTTGCTGTGCAGCAGAACGACCAAACGCTGCTCTTAAACTTTCAGTTGCACCAAATCTGGTAGCACCACCTGAGTAAGAGAAAACATTCTGTTTTGCTAATTCTAATGCTTGAGCAAACAGTTCATCTTTCTTTAACACACCTTTGAATTCACCAAGGTGAGCATTTAGTTCATCAGGTGAGTTTAATAGTTCAGCATTAATATCACGGTTAGGACGTAGTTTATCAATTTTACGTTGTTGGCGTTTAATAACTGCAGCAACATCAGCATTGTTTGCTGATTTTTCTAACAACTTAACAGAAGCATCATCACCAAGGACTGCTTTTAATACAGTCTTGCCAACTTCTTTATCTGTAATGTTACCGAAAACTGAAGCGAGAAGTTCAGGATTGGATGAGCGTCTTACTGTTTTATTTTTTAGTAACGCTGCGGCATCCATATCAGGTCTGACAACTTCATCAAGGAACCTGTCCCAACCACCTTTGGTTACAGCCTTACTGATTTCTTCTGCAGTTTTAGGTAAACGTTGTTCAATTAAACCTGGGATATCTAACTTACCAACTTTAGCACCAACACGTGCTACTTTGATAGCCTTACCACCAATAACTAGTGGGTCAGCAAACCAGGTTACAACAGCGTCAACAGAACCAGATGCTAATTTACCAACAATTTCAGTTTCAAATGCTTGCTTACGTTGTTGTTCATCATAGATGTTGAAATCTTTTTTAAACATTGTTGGTGTTTTATCACCAAGAATTTGGGCAGCACCACGGATAGCAGTAAGAGGAGAAGGTAAATCAGAAGCAGCAAGGAATGCTTGCCCTGGGCTAATGTCTTTAGATTTTTCGTAAGTCTTTCGAATATCTGTTAATTGAATACCATCTTTATATTCAGGATTATCAACGTCAGTTAAAAGACCTGCTGTGCTAACGCCTCTACCAATTTTTTCGGCAACGTTAGTATAGCCTCTAAGGAAATTGCCAAAACCATCAGTTAATGACTTTCCAAAATCGTTTAATAAACTCATTGACCATATTCTTTAGTTAAAAGTGTACGTACTTCTTCATGTTGTTCATCTGTTAAATCATTGATGTGTGCGAGTCCCCAAGCAACACCAGCGTAATTATAGTCCTCTTGAAATGCTTCAAGATATTTAGAAAATTGTAAAGCCCAACGAAATCTGGTTGACCAGTACCCATAGGTAAACCAATATCTGTTGGTCTTAAACCTTCACCAAAAGACATACCATTAGTAATTGCTTCTTCTGGTCTTTGAGTTGGGTCAGTTAAAGAACCAAGTTTTTCTTTACCAGCAGTAGATGTAGGAGAAACGTTAATGCTTAAATTTCTAACAGGTTCTGATTTTGCAATAGGTGCACCAGACATCTGTTGTTGCATTGCTTTACGTTCACCATATCCTCCACCTGAAGGAATGTTTTCTTTCGCATTATTCTCAACTGCTTTACGTTTAGATAATGCACCTGGTGGTGAAACTACAGCACCATTAGTAGGTTTTTGATATCCGCCTCTTGGCATAGTTTATCCTTGTATTTGAGTTAAGATTGACGCTAAATCAATTGGTTGTTGTTGTTGTTCCTGGGGAGCCCCTGAAGGTGCTGCTGGAGCCGAGGGGACGGGTTGCTCAACAGGAGCAGGTGAGGTTCCTCCAGGGGCAAATTGTGGGGCTGGGGCAGGTGCAGGAGCGGGAGCAGGGGCAAATATTTTACTTACTGCTTCCTCTATTGCTGTACCTTTTTGTCTTTCTTTTATAACCTCAGCCATTTTCATTGCTAAATCTGAAGCATCCTGACCTTGTGCAGTCATTTGTGGAATTGCTTGTGCTAGTTGTGACATTGCAGCGTTCAAATTGTCACGCATACGTTGAACATCAATCTGTTGTTGTTCACCTGTAACGTTCATTGACCAAGGCAGTTCACGCATTACAAAATCTCTAGATACTAAATCAGCACCTAATGCTTGTAGTGAGAATATTAAAGCACGTGATGGGTCAAGTCCTGCCATTAGACCGTAACGTACTTGAATGTTGTTATCCCCGTTGATATCTTTTCCAGGGATGTAAGTCAATTCATAAGGGGAACCATTTCGTTCACCATAGATTGATTTTTCAAAATTGAATAATGTTTCATCAATTCTGAATGCAAGACTTAATACATCTTCAAAGGTGTCAGCAAGTATTTGTTGACCTGTTTTAACTTGTGTATCGAAAGCACCTAATAATGCTTGAACACCTTGACCTGTAACTATGGAAGCATCTAGAACACCTGAACGTCCTTCAGGATATCTGGAACCTAGACGCATTTCGCGTTGTAATATTTCGGATTGTGTGAATACTCCTGGTGGTAAATCCATACCAACTTTACGAATATTCTGTGGTTGTGAAGTTCTTAGAACAGCATCTGGACCGAAAGCGAATTCTTGTACATCGTTAGGTACAGCAAGTGGTGCGTTAACAGATTTTTCTGCAGCATCCATTGCAAGGTAAGCAAAACGTGCACGTGCTATTTGTACCCATAGAACATCATCGAACTGTCCACGTGGTTCATCATCAATACCTGGTTTAATTGCTACACGTACCATCAGTTCACCCATTGGGTTTTCTGTTTGGCGTAGAACAAAGTTACCTTTAGTTGGTAAGAATAAAACTACTTGGTCAGCGTCTTCGTATCGAATCATTTCGATTGGTGCATTGTAATCAACTGTTGCAGAGTTAGTTCCTGCAAGAATTGCACCTTGGTACTCTGGGAACTCGGCAATGAGTTCACCAACGCTTTTCATGTAACGCTTAGAGAAAGAAATAAGTCTTTTAAATCTGTCAAACTCTGGGTATGAACCCATTGGGTTTTCAATACGTATGAAAGGTAAACCAGATTCTTCGTTAGGTTCAACAATGAATGGTAGGAAACCATAAGTGCCGTACCAGTCTGCACCTGTGTACATTTGGGTTTGTAGACGTGATGTTTGAATGTAGTTATTTGCTATAAGTGTTCTGGTGTCAGCGTTCTTTTTAGCCCTATCACCATTGTTGCGTGAAATGCAGTTGAATGATGGAAGAGGTGCTAGTACTTCGGCAACGTCACGTGCAGCAACATCAACAAAGTTGGCAACCATTGCTTTACTTGTGCCTTCAGGGAAGAAGTCAGGTGCAATATCTTGCATCTTTCCTCTACGAACATCAAGCACATTGTTCATACGGATGTCGCGGTCATAGTTGCGGCGTTTTATAGCCTCAAATTTTATTGCAATTTGTTCAACAGTTAACATTATCTGCTTTCTTTAAAATCTAAGGTTTAAATTTATCTGGGAATTTTTTTCTTAATGCTGAGTGTTTAGCAATGTTTCTGTCAATAAGTCTTGAAGGTTGACTTGCTGGGGTCTTACCAATTTTACCTTTAAGGTTTTTAGAATTAACATTATTGATTAAAGCATTTTTCATTTTAGCAAGGTCTTTAGGACCTTTTGACTTTAATGCTTGACCTATTCTAGGTGAATTAAATTCATATTCTTCAGCAGCCAATTGATAGGCTTTTTTACGATTACCACCTATAAATTTAGTACCAGTATTTTTAAGTGTTTTATCCCAAGAATTTGCCATTTGATTAACTATTTGACGTTCGCCTTTATTACCTTTACCTTTAACAATTTCATTGCGAAGATTCTTTTGAAATTTTTTGGATGCTATCGCTTTAGCAGCAGCAACTCCGCCTTTGCGTGCTAGTCCTGCACCACCGACCATTGAAGCAACCTGTGCTGCACCTTTAACAACAGATTTTACTTGTTTAGTGTTATAGGCTTTTTTCTGTGCAGGTGTCATTGCTTTATATTTTTTAGTATTAGCAGAAATTGCTTTTTGAACATCAGAAGCATTACCTTTACGATTAGATGCTCTTGATGTACCCATTGATTTCTTACCAGTATCTTTTGGTCTTGGCATTATCTTCCTTACATGTAGAATTGTTGTTGTTGTTGATTAGCGTATTCTTCATCCAAGTCAACAACCATTTGGGTATTAACTTGACCTCTAGTTGCCCACCTAGAAGTGGTAAATCTTGGGGCAAAGTTATTTCTTTCAAGCCATTCACGTGCAACAAGTTGGGTGAACCAAAGAGCCATAACCATGTCTTGTGGTTGTTTCTTCTGCATATCTGGTTTCCAGATAATCAGTTGGTTAACTAAGGCTTTCATACCTTCAGAGTTCTCAGTTGAAGGTAGATGAATCAGGTTTGAGTTCTTTTCGAACTTTCCTTCTCGTACATTCCCAAAGAGTGGAGCCATAGACGCAACACCGAATCCAACGTCCCATTTGTTATTTCCAGTGTAATGCTCACGAAACTGGATTCCTCTTGAAGATAAAAAGTCTCGTATCGCCTCATCTTTGGTGAGGAAGAGTTGGAAAGCATTTTTTTCTACCACCACTACGTTAGGTTGATATTTGTGAGTCCAGTTCTCAATCAGTTCCCTAATTTTACCTGGAGTGGGTTCAGTCATGTTCATTGCATCAAGAATGTATTGGTTACTTGAGCCCATATCAACAGCCACACATACAGCAGCAGTGGCACCAGACATTGCAGGGTCAATACCAATAATGATTCTGAAATTACCTTCTTCAGGATGTCCAGGTGCGTCAGGGTTTAGAACCCCAACTTTACGCATACCTTGAATTGAACCTGTTACAGCAAGTGGTGGGAATATGGAATCATCTTCAACATCTTGTTGTTGATAAACCATTGCCCAAGTTTGGGGGGTGACTTCTGAACGCCTATTGAACAGCGTAGGACCATCCCACTTGGGAAACAATCCATCAGAATCGGGTGTGGTGTCTTCATCGCCATCCCAGGGTCTATCAGACTTAGCCCAGAGAGTCACCCAGTTTTTGGGGTTATCG